GCGAGAGTTTGTAGCCAAACCACTAACATCAACCTTAACAACCGCAGCTTCACCAGAACCATCGGAAATATTAGTAAATTTTTGAACTACTTTTTTGTCACCATCTATAAGCGTCTGTGTCGCTACCGCATCAGCCATATTAATCTCCTATATGTAGCGGTGGGGCGTTAACCCCACCAGATTAAACATTAGCCGTTGTCATGGTCTACGGCCATGCCAGTGATGCGAATCCATACTTTACCAGCCGTGTACGCTGCGTCAGTGGCAGCGCCAGTGGTGAGATATAAAAACTTCTTAGTCATAGCAGCAAGAGTAGCCCCAGCATCTGCTGTGGCGTAAAAACCTAAAGATAGGTCACCGTTATTCAAGAGGTTTGTACCACTTGTTAATGCTGCGTCTTGTGCTGTAGTTCCTGTAGCTGAACAATCTAAGTTAATGTCTGGATCGCCGCCAGTTGGAACCTCGACACAGCCCATTTCGATGAGCATTGGAATTCCGTTTACTTCTTTAGTAATTGATCCAATGTGTGCTGAAGCTGCGCCAGCCGTACCAATCGCGTCACCAGCAGCACCGCCGCTTTTATAGCCAGCTTGAAGGTCGATAATCCATGTGGATACGATTGTTCCGTCAACCTTACTCACAAAGTGGTTTGTACCAGATTTTGGCACACCCGCACCAATTGCATTCGGCACGATACCAAAGATAGTTGCACCCGTATCTAAGCTGGCGTTGTTTGCGCCTGCGGCTGTGCCTGTGCTTGTGTCAACGACATTGTTGCCTGTGGTGGCAATCGTCTGTAACGTAAATTGTGAAGGTGTAATTTCACCAGTAGTTCCGTTTTTGGTGACTTGTTGAAAGCCGTTTTCAGACCGTACTGGACCGCTAAATGTAGAATTACCCATGAGAATCTCCTGTCAGGGTTAAGTCAGCCGCCCAATGCGACTGTCAGGGATGCCCAAACAGTACAATAGATTTTTACAAAAAGAAAGAGGCGATCCGAAGACCGCCCCTGACTTGGGAAACCATCTTGTAGGGTGGCTACAAGACGTACCTAACTTTATGCGCCAGGTGAGCCAAACACACAACGTGGGTCACTAAAGCCAAAGCTATAACGCTCACGAGCTTTAAATCGCATGTTGCCTGTGTCGAAGTCGGCTTCCATGTTAGTTGCAAGAGCCATCCGCTCATAGTGGATAAGACCACGAGGAGCATCGGTTAGCAGGAAGAACGCGTCCGTGTCAGTCAGGAAGTCGTTGACGGCATAACCATCAGGCAACATACCCATTGAGCGAAGTGCGTTTGTGTCGTTGTCAGAAGTTCCGACGCGGAGGTTAGAAACCATCAAACGCTCTGCAACGAATTGCAGTTGACGTGGGATAATAAGTTTCAAACCGCGTAGAGCGACCTTCAAACCACGTTCGTCAACAAAACCAGCGATGTTGATCAAAGCGTCTTCCAAGGAAGTTTCGTTCAGATCAGCAGCAGTTGATGGTTCGTTGGCGAAAGTGCCACCGTTTGTAAGCGGGTGATCAGCAGCGCAAAGTGCAACACCGTCTCCGCCAGCAGATGCACCAGCGGTGAACGCATTGTTCAGTACCGCAGCGGCCTTAACCTGCTTAGTGTGGGCCATCGAACGAGCAAGGGCGCGTGTGTAACGACTGCCGAGGCGGTCATACAAGTTGTCCTCGATTGCTTCCTCAGTAATTGAGAACGCAAGTGCGATGGTTTCGTGGTTGTACCGAGCAGTGAATGCTTCACCCGCGTCGTCGAAGTTGACGGCGGAGCCTTCCGATTTAGTCGGCGCTGCGCCGAACCCGGATAGCATAACTTCTTCCTCGAATGCTCTATCTGAGGACTCAGTACTATAGATTTCGGAGTGCTGATTTTCGTAACGATCATACTCCATTCCAAACAAGGCGTTGAGACCTGGTTCAAGCTCTTTCGCTAGTTGTGCGCGTGAAATAGCCATGTTTTAGACCTCCTTATACGCCGGTCGTAGAAACAGTACCCGCTGCAATGGAGCCAGTAGGCGCATTGAAGTGGTTGTTTATACGAACGATTAGTGGAATACCAGCAGCAGTGAAGTCAGCATTGTCGGGGTCATTTTGGACACCCATAATGCGTAGAGCCAATGTGTTGGTAGCTGCGATTGTGTTCAGATCCGCTGTAGCAGAAGACATGCCAGTAGAAGTAGATCCACTGTTGCCTGTTGCAAACGCGATGTTCGCAAATACGGCAGCACGAATTTCCGTTTCAGTGTTGGCCGCAGCCACTACGTTAGACGTAGCAATTGTGAACAACTGATTTGGGTCATCATACAAAAAGGCTTTGACAGGGAATGTAGAATCCGCGCCTGATCCAGGCCAAAAATTGCCGAAGACCGTTTCACCAGTAGTCGAAGAGACATACTCACATCCGCCGAAAACACCCACGATTGATACGTTACCACCGGCCGCAGCCTGTAGATCGTCAATCACACCACCAGCTAACGGGATAACCGCCATGCCGCTGAAGATTGGGTTGCTGTTGTCGGACGCAATTCTGTACTCAGTCATACCGGTCGAGTTGGTCGCTTGACCAATCTTACCAATGGGTTTTAGCCCAAAGGAACCATTAGAATTTGCCATTATAGCACCTCAAGTTACTCGGAGTCTCTTGGTGATCCTCCGAAAGTTACACGACTTTGCCTATTATTACTAATCGGCATCGAAGGATGTTGATCCTTCATTAAGTCCTGATCGACAGCAACCATCTGTTCTCGGGTCCGGGTCCCGTAATACGCGGCTCTTTCATTGGCGGTCTCGACAGGCATTCGACACAACATCAGTCCACCTTGTCCTATGACGCCTTGATACCTGCCATCATCGATGACTGGGGCTTCATAGTCTGGATACTCGTCTTTACGGACAGGCTCCCATCCTTCTCGTAGTTTGGCATGGACATTCATTTTGTCCTCCTCACCACGCATGGCAACTCTAATCCAACGATGCACAAAGCCTACAGGGGGCTCTGGCGCTTCAAGGTGACTGGGCGGTGCCCAGGGTTTTCTGCGCGATTCTGTTTCGCGGGATGCGCTTTTACGCGCGGTTCTTGTATCTGTCATTGCTTAATCCTTCACATACTTAGCGTACTGTTCAAGAGGGACACCGAGCTTCTTCGCTATTGCGACTTGTGAATGCGTCAGCTTGACCGACCTGCGCCCCTGTTTGGTGTTGCGGGATGCGGAGTTACCAGCGGATGCGACCTGGTTACCTCCTCCCGATTTCTTAGTCGTAAACTTCTGAGGAAATTCCGTCCGAAGCCTGCGATCAATTTCACTATAGTAGTCTTCTGTCTGCGGGTCAAACCCTTCTTCTTCCACCAACCTTCGGTGGAATGTAAACGCAGCTTGGGTCATGATCTCGTCTTCCCCAAACCATTCGTTTTTCTCGGCCCAACCTTCGGCCCTAGGATCTGCTTTTCTAGGGGCCTGTTGCACCGGTTGGCTCTGGGTCTGTTGTTGAGCAACCTGTTGACGCTCAACAGCCACCTTTTGCTGTTGATCCACTCTCTGCTTTGCCGAAGCATACTTTTGTTTGTCCACGGCGATTTGAGTGAGTTGTTCTTGAGCGGCCAGTAACCCATCAGAATCTCCCGCATCATACGAGTTTTTATACGCGTTCTTTGCGGCCTGTTCTTGATGACCCAAACGATTGCCATACTCACTGAGATACCCAGTATCCACTTGTTGGACTCGGGACTTCAGTTGGTTGTTCTCGTTTAGAAGTTGTTGCGCTACCCGTACCGCTTCTTCACGATCGCGTTCCGCATTCTTATTACGCTCAGTTAATTTCTTAATTCGTTTCTGAACGTTTTTGCTATAATCCTGTAGCTCTCCGTCGTCGCTGTCACTAGCGACGGCAACTCTTTCTTTAGAGCTACTATCATCCGAGCTACTATCAGGCGTTGAAGTTTCATCGCCCTCTGTCTCTACAATGATTTCTTGTTCTTCTTCAGACATTTAATTCTCCAATTCCTAAACGTGCTTAACGTCATCTGGTTCAAGTAGTGTTGCGATCACCTCATCGTCGTTAATGATGCGAACTTCACCACCGTCAATCTTAAAGCGGGAGCCGGAGTACCTACCTATGCAGACCCACTGGCCGGCTTCACACCAAGGTGTGGGTTCTGGGCCAAACTTGTCAGGATCTTTATAGGCAAGAGGCCCTAACCGTAAAACGTAGCTAACCACAGTAGCAACAGATTCCCGCTCACGCACCTCGTCAGGTATATAAAGACCAGATGCGGTCTTAGATTTACCTTGGTACGGCATAACAAGAATCCGCCAACCCGTTGGTTGCGGAAGTCTTTCGATTAAAGATTTGTCTATGAGTGAAGGGTCTAAGACCCTGGCGTCAACATATGCGCTCTCAACAGAGGAATCATCAGAGGCTTCCGCCTTGCGATCCTTGTTCATTTTCTGCGCGACATGGTCAGGAAGATATAATTTCTTCGACATGATCTGCGTTATTCTCCAGCAGGGCCCTGATTTCAGTCCTAGTGAAAGAGAGGCCCCGTATCTCTCCCACCATCATCTTATATGTTTCCCAATCTTTGGCATTGCCTTGGGAAAGAGACTCGGCTATTTCTAGCTCGCGTTTCTCCAACAACCTATACATATGTTTTGCGAAGTCAACAACATCCATTATAGGATGTCCCTATAAGATTCTTGTGATTCATTTGTGATTGGACCACCTTGAGACCAACTGTCACAAACATATTCCGTAGTCATTCGTTAGTCTCCTCGGTGTCGTTGTATATGTTGTCAAAGATGCGGTTAACATCCAACGTATAATCTAAATCAGACTTGGAGTAGTGTATATTCTGTGACGGACGGAAGTCAGGGGCGCCTTCCCCTGTAGCAAACCACGCCGGATGTGTGACACGAACACGGTTATTAGGCAATGCTACAATGTTACCCGTGTATTCGCCGGCATCTAACAACTCTAGCACATGGCTTTGTTTGTGCTGCGCGGGGTCGTCTGCTATTTCGCTGTCTGTGTAATCTACAGTAAACATATATTTAGCCGGATAGAACTCGCTTCCTACCTTCGCAAGCCATGGGCAAGGGGTAGCTCTGTCCATTTGATAAACAGCATGCGTATGAGAAGAACAGTCCCAAGGCTGTGCCTCATGCACGGGCATGGGTATGGGCCACTCCTCATAGGGAGTATCCGCTACCAACGCTGTTATAGGCATTCTTGCCCACATGGCGCCACCATGCACATTAGGTTCGTCCTCTAGCTCTGCTTCACAACCGGTGAAGATAACTTGAAAACTTAAACACCTGTTAGGCATGGTGGTGACAGCAATAGCCATCGCATGTAGAAACTCTCCGTGGTACGCAGTATGATTGTGTGTGTACTCACGCCGCACCCAACATTTAAAATGCGGGATGTTACTTTGTAGATATGGCATTAATAAGTTTTACCCCTATTTGGATTATCTCTTACGTCTCCACGACGTAGTTCTACCAAGCCGCCGTTAGCCATGCCTTTAGGCTTGACCCTGCCACCACGGGCATAACCCTTGGACATTACCTTGCCGCCTTTAGCCATTCCTTTGGGTTTAACCATGCCGCCTTTAGCCATTCCTTTGGGTTTAACCATGCCGCCTTTAGCCATTCCTTTGGGTTTAACCA